CTAATTGGTCAAAATATTAAATTTGATTTGCATTGGTTACGTAGAGAGTTCGAATTTATTTCAAAAGTCCCGATTTGGGAGCTACAAAATGCTGAATTTTTATTTTCCAATCAGCAATGGAAATATCCAGATTTGGATATAATGTGTAAAAATTATGGTGTTGGTGAAAAAATATCTACAATAGAAGAAAAATATTGGTCTAAAGGTATTGACACAGACCAGATTCCTCTGTTAGAATTAGTAGAATATGGTATTCATGATGTAGAATTAACATGGTTGGTATTTCTCCAACAAATTGAAAAATTTAGAACTTCACAACAATCTAAATTTGCTCTTTTCAGATTACTGTGTAATGATCTTCTTGTTCTTCAAGAAATGGAATATAATGGAATTATATATGATGAAATTGATTCTTTAGCAAAAGCAGAAGAAATTAAATCTTCTATTCTTATTATAGAAGATAAATTAAATGAATTAGCTGAAACTTATATCTTAAATTATAATAGTGGAGATGATATCTCCATTCTTCTTTATGGTGGAACCAAAACAAAAGAAATTAGATTTCCTATTGGATTTTATAGAACAGGAACTAAAATAGGACAACCTAGATATAAAAGTATTAAAGAAGATATTATCTTTCCCAGAATAGTTCAACCATTAAAAGGTAGTGAACTCAGTAAAGAAGGATTCTTTGCTACAAATATTTCAACATTATTAAGTTTAAAAGCAACAGGAAAAGCAAAGAAAATTATTAATTTACTTTTAGAAAGATCTGCTTTAGAAAAAATAAATAATACTTATTTAAAAGGTATTCCAAAAAAACGAGAAGAAATGAATTGGCCTGTTGGTAATATTCATACATCACTTAATCAATGTGTGGCTAGTACAGGAAGATTATCCAGTACAAAACCAAATACACAAAACCTAGCTGACTTAGCTAAATATTTTTGTATAACGAGGTATTAAATGAACACTCTAATTATTCCCGAAAGTCATGATACTGTAGGATCTGAAGATTACTATAGTACACTACAAGCTCTGTGTATGTATGTTGATAAGTTAGGTATTGATTTAGTTATTACCGATTTAGAAAAAGCACAACAACTCTATACAGAACAACAAAATACTAATTAAAATGGAATTCACTTTTCATATATCTACATTAATTCTAATGGGTTTAGGTTGTTTCTTAGGAGGCGCTTGGGCACAGTGGAACATTATAAATAATGTTAATTAATATTGATGTTAAATCCTTGGAATGGTGTACCTACTTATTCTTATCTCAAGATAAAGTAGGTATAGATGAATGGCATGCTGTTCTAGAAGATCCAACTAAAAACGACATTCATAAAGATAATCAAGTAAAATTCACTCTTCCATCTAGACTTATTGCTAAAATCTTTTTATTTAGATGGATCTATAGAGGTACAGCATACGCATATTCCAAAGATCCAGATTTCACCGATGTTAGTTCTAGTGTTGATTATTGGCAATCAGTCATTGATTCTTATTATACTAAATATAATGGTATTTATAGAACACATAAACTATTCATAGAACAAGCAATAAGAACAGGATTCATTATTAGTCCCTTTGGACGAGTACATGAGTTTAAACCAAAACAAACATATAAAGGTTTAGTCTATAATGAATCCGATATTACCAATCACCCAAACCAAGGCTTAGGCGCTGATGTAGTATCAATGATCCGTGTAATGACTAAACATAAAATGGATCGAAGTAAATTAAAAAGAAGTAAATTAATTAACACAGTACATGATTCAATTGTTGTTGATGCTCCTGATGTGGAGGTTGAGCCTGTTGCACGTCTTTTTTCCCAAATATTCCGGGACGTACCAAAGGCTCTATCTCGTCATTTCTCTGTAGATTGGAATATCCCAATTAAAGAAGAGATTACGGTCGGTCATAACATGAAAGAATTATCAGAATATATTCTATAGGAGAATAATAATAATATGTCTACACTCTGCATTCAAATCGTTTCAGTTGATGTTGGTCAAGGTATGACCAAAACTAAGAAACCCTATAAATTCCTTGATGTTGTTTATAAAAACAAATCATACCAAGACAAAATAGAAAACAAAAAAATCATGCCTTTTGGTAGTAAAGAGGTCATGGATACACTAGAAACTGCTAGTAAAGGGGATGTTTTTTATGTTGCCCGAGAAAAGAATGAAGGTGGTTTTTGGGACTGGACTAGTATTGAAGAAAGTCCTCCAGAAGATGAAAAACCAGTAAATACTGCTAAACCAGCTCTAAAACAATCATATGATCAAAAAGATGAGCAAAAACAGCTATTCATTATTCGTCAATCCTCACTAACCAATGCTGTTAATACACTAGCTGCTGGTATTGATCCTGATAATGTTAAAGTAGTAGCTCAGAATTATATTGATTTTGTATTTGGAAACAATATCCCAACACCAGTAGATTCTTCTGAAGAAGAAGATTACATTGATTAATGTTACTGATCTTGTTTGTCTTTGGTGTAATCACCTATTCAGCACACTTGCGAACGAAAAGGAAATTATAAGATGTCCTAGATGTGGATCTGCTAATTTAGGAAAACAGGAACATAATTTCATTCCTGACATTAAAATCAATCCTCCTACACAACAACTAGGAAGTCGTTGGTAAATGCTACTTATTGATGGTGACATTGTAGCTTGGAGAACAGGAACTAAAAAATTTAATTGTAAGCCAGGTGACATGCGATTTTATTACCATTCCTGTTCTTCATTTATACAAAGAATAGTAACAGCCTTAGATGATCCTGATATAAGAATATTTCTATCAGGAAAACTAATACCACATTTCAGAACATTAATTAATCCTGATTACAAAGCCAACAGAAAAGACTTAGTAAAACCACAAGAAGTAAAAGAATTAGAATGGTATTTACAAGATGTATTAGGAGCTGAAGTAATTGATGGTTATGAAGCTGATGATGCTCTAGGTTGGAATCAATCAGAATCCACAGTGATCTGTACTATTGATAAAGATCTTGACATGATTCCAAGAATGCATTATAATTTTGTTAAAGGTCTATGCTACTATGTAAACCAATTGACAGCATTAAAATTCTTTTATAAACAAATGTTGATTGGTGATACAAGTGATCATATTTTTGGTATTAAAGGAATTGGTCCAGTAAAAGCAGAGAAGTTATTAAAGGATACAAAAACAGAACAGGAGATGTTTGACATTGTATATAAATTATATAATGATCCTAAACGTTTTGTTATGAATGCTTGTTGCTTGTGGATCTTGAGAAATAAAGGAGAATTGTGGGTAAACAGACAAAACTTGATTTTACCAGAGCAATGCAAACAAGAGGTGGATCTGATGTTAGAATTTACGATGTCTTTGAATCTCGATATATAAACGGTGCTTATCATGAACCAGATGATGATGTTTGGTATCCTGTTCAATGGGATTGGAATGGTTTTTACTCTGATAAAAAATCCGCAGTTGATTTAATAAATATTTCAGAGAATCAACCTCAATATGCATGAATAAAAGACGATCTAGATTAGAACAGAAATTTGAATATATATTAAATGATCTAGAAATACCTTATACTTATGAAACTACAGTGATTCCTTATACTATTCCAGAATCGCTGCATAAATATATAGTAGACTGGTCATTTCCGCACAATAATATTCTTATTGAGAGTAAAGGATATTTGTCTGATCATGCAGAACGAAAAAAATATATATTAATAAAACAACAAAATCCTGAAATAGATTTAAGGTTTGTATTTTTAGATGAACATAAACTATGTGGTGGTATGAAAACCACTCATGGTGAATGGGCTAAAAAACATGGATTTCCTTATTGTACTATTAAGGATTATGATATAATTAAAGAATGGTTAAATGAGACATCTTACACGTAATTATGGAGAAGAGGCTTTACAAAAGAAACGACAACGAAGTAGAGATCACTATCATGAAAATCCAGATTATTATAAATATTGGGGAAAGAATCATATAGAATCACGTCTCTGTTCTGTTGCCAAGACTAGAGCCAGGAAACGGGGAGTAGAATTTTCTATCACTAAAAATGATATTATTCTTCCAACACATTGCCCAATTTTAGGAATAAAACTAGAATATAAT